TTAGTTCCTGTGTAGCTCAACACAATCTCATCATGCGGCTGGTTAGCAATACCCGAAACGATCTCCTGATACACGTTGCCGCTACGAATAACGGTAGCTACAGGAATATCAGGATTAACCGATGCTGCGGAGTTGGATACGGTTGTAGCCATTATTCTTCATCCTCCAACTCAATACCGACTGGATTGCCTTCTGTGTCGCTGATAATCTTGCCTTTGCGCTTACGGCGTGGAGCCGGTGCCGCTTTCTCAATAATCATTGGCTTGTCAGTTTGAAGCATGATTGGCGAGCCTTGTGGTGCTCTTTGCAGCATATCCATGCTCATTCTCAATCGCTCAAGTTGCTGCTCTGATGCCAGTCTGCGCTCTTCCATCAGCTTTTCAGATTCAGAAAGCTTCATCCGCATTTGCTCAAGCTCCAGTTTCTGAAGGTCAAGAATCTGATCCATGCGATTAGTTTCTTGCTGGATAGCTTGCTTGTTAGCATCCGACTGTGACATCGCTTGAACTTTAAGCATATCCACCTGTACGGCTGATTGCTTAACTTGCACCTCTTGTTGAGCGATAACTAACTCTTGCTGTTTTAGGTATTCGTTAAACTGCTGCTGTTGTACAGCAAGCTGCGTTTCAAGCTGGTCACGTTGCATTTTGAGTTGCTGGTCTTGATAGCTAAGTTGGTTCTTAGCTGCCTTATCCTGCATCTCCATTTGAGCGGCTTGCAATCTAGCTTGCGATTCAATTTGCGCTATTTGCAATCGACCTTGTACCTCTTGCATGACTGGATCCGGCGGCGGCGGTTGTTTAGCTGCTTCCTCCTTCGCTTTAGAAATTTCGCCAATCTGCGTAAGAGCCTTAGTAAACAATCCATCAATTTCCTTGCCTCCCTTGTATCGTTTGATCATGTTTTGGAACAAAGAGATAGAGAAATCCAAAAGCGGTGGATACTGGTCAATTAGACCACGCATTTGGTCAAAGAACGCTCCAGCAGTGGAAATAAGCATGGATGCTTCTTGCTGCTGCTGCGCCTGGTCGATAGCAACCATAGAGTCAGACGCAATCTGGATACGATAGCTACGCTTTTTATCGTCACGGAAAATGTCGATAATTTGCTTTTTAATCTTATCAATCTCGGCAAATGGATCGTATGGAGGTGGAGGTGGTGCCATAGGTGGCATAGGTGGCATCATGCCTTCCATACCTGGCTCACCTGGTGGCATAGGTGGTTCCATAGGCTCTGGAGCTGGTGGAGGGGGTGGTAATGTAGGCTCAATAAGAGCGTCTGCATCACCAACTTCCATGATGGTCTGTTCTTCAAACTGCTCTGCAATAATAACTGCAAGATTGCTGATAGCGTCTGAAATAAACTTAGAGAACATATTCTGGCGAACCACTAATCCCATTGAGGACCACTGATTCTCCAGTCTATTAGCCGTAGCCGACTTGTATTGCTCGCTAGTACCACGAAGCAAATCAGACACTTTGAGTGTTTCGTAAAGCTGCTGTAAAGCGTTAGTACGAGCACCTTGAAGGATATTAAGAGCGTTTATGTACGGCTCTATGTTCATCGCTTCAATGCCGTTAGCAAGTCCACCACGTTGCTTATAGGACGGCCAGTTTGTAACCGGAATGAGTTTAAGGTCTCCGGTCATCAACATTTCAACTTGGTTCCCCAAAGTCGCATCGTAGAGACTATTAGTACGAATAGCCTGAGTAACAGCGTGGATACGGGTTGTAAGCCGCTCGACTTCAAGGATTTGGTCTTTAACATGGCTGTAATCCGATACTGGGATTACGCTGTCTGGGTCCGCCGACTGTCTGATAACTACGCAAGGGTAGAACTTTTCAAACCGAATAGGCGGCTCTGAGGTCTCAATAATGGTCTGCTCGCCACCTTTTTGAAGCCAGTACACCTTTTTGGTCGCTTCACACCAAATTTCGTACAGCTCTGCTTTCCCTTCAAATTTATCGTCTTTACGAGCAATGTCTTTTTTCATCACCTCTGGGTGTGAATCATAAGATAGCTTGTCAGCTATTTCACGGCCAAACATAGCCTCGGCTTGTGCTCTGTCCATAAACGCACGACGAGCTTGCCATTCGATTTCTGCTTCGTTACGAGCATCTGAGCACAGGTAATCGTTGTATTGCACTACCTCAAGAACTGCCTTTTCGTTGACCTTAGATTCAACCTCCATACGGCCAGAAAGGATGTTGTTTTCTCCTTCCTCAAGCTCTTCTTCTTCGCCTTCATACGGCTTTCCTTCGCCGTCTATGAGTGCGCCGGATGGGTCACGAATAACCGCAAATTCGGTCATTTCTTTCTTAAAATCTGCAACGTAACGTGCCCAAAGAACGGCTTGCCCTGTAAGAAGAAATTGTAAAGCCGCCTGATAACCAACTTTGTCAAAGTCAAAGTGGCAATCCATAGCGTATTGTGCGTTTCGCTCAAGGATAACTGAACCAAGCTCGTAAGGTAGGCTACCGGCACGTTTACGAAGGTTTACCTCGGCTTTCGGGGTGGAAGAGTAGTAAGCAGGAAGAAGAGTATTAGTACAATACCACCAAACATTAAGTCGCCGCTCTGCATCATTAAGAATCCCCACCTGTTTTTGAGCGTTATAAACACGGATAGACTCTTCTGCGGCTTCTATGAACTTTTTGCGGCGTTCCTCAGCCTGTGTGATTTGAGCCTTCCACCAGCGGGGACTATATTTCTCAATCAACTGCTTAGGCTGAAGTTTCATATTTTTGCTCGTCCCTGTTGCTGCCTCATCTGGGAGATATAAGCCTGTAATTTAATAATACCTTTATTAAATACCTCGGCTGGCTGCTCCCACTTAGAATCAATCAATCTCGCTTTGCAGAGGTATCTGAGTGCGTCTACGGCGTGGTCATTACCTGCCGTGTCCAAGTCCTCTGGATTGCGTTTATCTATTGACATGGATGGTAGAGTTTCTAGCAAGTATGGGCAACTAGCAAATATGTATAGAAGTGGGGGCTTGCCGACGAGCCTTTGGCGTATCTGAGACCAGCCGGAAATCCGGTCATTGTCTGCCGCTCTAAAGCTAGGATGCTTATATTTGGAAAACACCGTTGTGAACTGGTCGTTGATGCTTGGACCTCCCTCGTGGCTAAAAATAGAAGGGTCGGCTACGGCTACTGGACTTTCTCCCACGGAGGCCGCTGCAATTCGATTAGCTTGCTCAACATTGTCCACTCCTTTGCCCCACATTTCTCGATATATGATAATTGCTCCTTTAGGATACGGGACTTCATTACCTCTATCGTCACGCCCAGAAGATACAGCGCCCCATATAGCGGCGAAAGGAGAACGATAGCCCCAATCGTACCCAAGGTAACGAGGCCAATGCTTAGGTACGTTAAAAGGTGCAATAATGTGTTTTGAAGAAAACTCAGGAAAGTAAGAGCCCTCATGGATTTCAAAGTCTCCTTCTAGCCATGCTCGGACCAGTTCTGGCGAGCCAACCATGTGTAAGCGGTTAATGTATTCTGGGTCACGAGCCAAAAGAATCTGGTTATCGTGTACCCTGCTTGGAATGTAGATGTAGTCAAATCCTGCTCCATTTGGCAGGTCTTTACGTAAAACCTTCATGCCTTTAGGCGCTGGCTTAATGAACAGCTCTTTGAGCCATCCGTGGCCTACACCGCCTGGGTTAAAGGTTAGAATGATTTGCCCACCACCTTTACCTCGCAAAGCTCCGAATAGCTTCCAGATACAGCTAGGATCGGAGTAGTTACCAGCTTCCTCTATAGCGCAGTCGGAAAGATTCTGTCCCTGATACTTTTCAGCATCGTTGTCATTCGCCATAGGACGAAACCGCAAACGACCGCCTTTAGGGAACGTAAACTGCTTTTTTTGGTCTTGCCAGTGCGCTTGCAACGGCAAATAGATTTGCTTGGCTCGTTCGATAAGATCGTCCGCTTGAGGCAGCTCTTTTCGAAAAAATATCGCATTGAAGTCACTGCCGAGTTGCTCCTGTTTGATAGCAAACTTACCTAAAACTCCATCTGTTTTACCGCCGCCTCGTGCGCCGCCGTAACCAACCAGCGTAATGGGACAATGAACAAGAGCTTCCTGGGGTCCGATCTGCGGGCACCATATGATTTTTTCGTCAATCTTTTCCATATGTTAAGCCACTATTTTCCACTTTTTATTTGTGACTATATTGTGAATATGTTTGCCATCTACGCCATATTTGGCACCTAAGCTGCGTGTTGTATGCCCACCTTCGGCGTACAACTTCCTTATTTCTAAAACTTGTTCTGGTTTTAGTTTTGCGTGTTTGTTTTTTGATCCAAACCAAGTGCGTCCCTTTGACGCCATATCTCGCATGTTGTCTTGGTGCGTCCCTAAAAATAAATGATCAGGATTTACGCATTGAGGATTATCGCATTTGTGCAAAACATGTTTATCGCCAATCGGACCATTGCAAAATTCATACAGCAAACGATGAGGCTTATATTGTTTGCGATTATCTCTATTGCCTTTTTCTCGGATGATAAATGTTCCGTATCCGTTTTTTCTTCCGAGCGTCCCAATCCAATAATGACAATCGCTAAATGGGATTTGAATTATAAATCGGTTTAATCGCTCTAAAATGTGTTCT